AAGGGGCGTGGCTCGCGTCCACCCCACCCAGAAGCCCGTCGCCCTCATGGAATGGTGCCTCGGCTTCCTGCCCGACGCCAAGACCATCCTCGACCCCTTCATGGGCAGCGGCACCACTCTTGTCGCCTGCCAACGCATGGGACGGCAGGGAACGGGAATCGAGTTGGATAAAGACTATTGGGAAATCGCATGTCGAAGGGTCGAGGAGGCTGCGCGCCAACCTGATTTGCTGATCCCGGAAACGCGGGTCGCCCCGGTTCAGGAGGGCTTCCAGCTATGACCCTCACCCCCATCCCGGCACAAGCCGGTATCCGGCCCGGCGGCACCGGGATGCCCGATTGCGCAAAGGACCAGGGGCCTACCGATGGCCTGTTCCGCCCCGCCGCCGAAAGCGTGGTTGCCCCAAGCGGCGGGGCATCTGAATTTCGTCCATCTGGCGCTGGGGTTCTCCTTTCCCCCGGACGACCGCGAGCAGGGGCGCGGTAGCGCCTGATCCCCCTGCAACCCCTTTTGTCCAAGGAGAATGATGATGACCGAAGTGATGAAGATCGAACGGATTGAGCCGTTGCCGCCGCAGGCCGTGACGCCGATGGAAATGATCGACCGGGCCATTTCGTCCGGCGCGAATGTCGAGACGCTGGAAAAGCTGCTGGCGCTGCAAGAGCGGTGGGAGGCGAACCAAGGGCGCAAGGCGTTCGATCACGCCATTGCGGCGGCGAAGGCAAAACTCCCGGCTATCGTCAAGAACCAGACCGCAAACCGGGGCAACGCGGGCTCCTACCGCTACGAGGACCTCGCCCAGATCGCCGCCCAGATCGACCCGGTTCTTTCGGAATTTGGCCTGTCCTACCGCTTTAGGACCGAGACAGACGGGGCGAAGATCAAGGTTTCCTGCATCGTCTCTCACCGGGAGGGCTACAGCGAGACGACCACGCTGGAAAGCGGCGCGGACACCTCTGGGGCGAAGAACCCGATCCAGGCGATGGGTTCCGCCGTCACCTACCTGCAACGATACACCCTAAAGGCTGCTCTGGGGCTGGCCGCCGCGAAAGACGACGACAGCAACGCCAAGCCGAAGCCCAAGTCCGAACCCATGTCGCAGGAGGACTTTACCATCCTGCGGGAGCGCATCGACGCCCAAGGCGTGGACGCCGCTCAGGTGGAGGACTTTCTCGCCAAGAAATTCGGCGTCGATGCCCTGCACGAGCTGACCCGCGACCAGCAACAGGCCGCCCTGTCCATGATCCGCAAGCGCGAGCAAGCGAGGGTGGTGGCATGATCGAGCAACGCTCCCCCGAATGGTATGCCGCTCGGCTCGGCTGCGTGACCGCCTCTCGCGTGGCCGATCTCATGGCGAAGACCAAGACCGGCCCCAGCGCCAGCCGGGCGAACTACATGGCCGATCTGATAGTGGAACGGCTGACCGGCGAGCAGGCCGAGCATTACCAGAACGCCGCGATGATCTGGGGCACTGAAACCGAACCGCTGGCGCGGGAAGCCTATTCTTTCCTGACTGCGCAAGAGGTGGCAGAGGAAGGCTTCGTCCTGCACCCGTCCATTCCCAACTTCGGCGCGTCTCCTGACGGTCTGGTCGGATCTGACGGGCTGGTCGAGATCAAGTGCCCCGCGACCGCAACCCACATCGAAACCCTGCTGACCGAAACCGTTCCGGGCAAATACATCACCCAGATGCAGGCGCAGATGGCCTGCACCGGGCGGGCGTGGTGCGACTTCGTGTCGTTCGATCCCAGGATGCCCGGCGACATGCAGATGTGGGTCAAGCGGGTGCCGTGCGACCCGGCGTTCATGTCGCAGATGGAGGGCGAGGTCGAAGCATTTCTTGCCGAACTCGCCCAGAAACTGGACGCGCTGCGCGAGCGCTACGCGGTGGCGGCATGACGAACTTCACCCGCCAGATGGAGGACGCCGCACACCAGCAGCTGCGCGAGGCTCTGGCCCAGGGGCTGACCGGCGACGCCTGCGTGGACGCGGCGACCACGGCCATCGGGCGGGAGCATCGAGCGCTTGTGGAGCGGGTCTGGCGTGAGCGGTTCGGCGTGATGGGAGGGGCGGGTTGATGTTTCGCGCGCGCTGGAATGGTGAGACCCTGACCCCGACCGGCCACTACGGCCTGTCGGCGGCTCGTGAGGCAATGGAGCCGGGCGATGTGGTCATTGTCGAGATTGACCACCCACGCTCCCAGAACTCTCACCGGCACCAGTTTGCCGAGATCAAAGAGGCGTGGCGGCACCTGCCCGAGAGCCTGCAAGAGGCGCCGTGGGCGGCCAGCCCGGAAACCCTGCGGAAGCACGCTCTGATCGCCACAGGATTTGCCGACACCTACAGCATCGACTGTGGGGCCAAGGCCACGGCAGAGCGTGTCCGTATGGCGCTGGCATCAGCGGAGGCCGGGAAGCACGGCTACGCTATAGCGAAGGTGCGCGGTCCTCTGGTGGTAGTCTGGACGCCGCAGAGCCAGTCCATGCGGGCGATGGGCGGCAAGAGATTCCAGGAGAGCAAGCAGGCCGTCCTGGACTGGATAGCGGCACAGATCGGCGTCGAGACCGAAGAACTGCGGAGGGCCGGATGAGCAACCTCGCCGGACTGCCGCCCCTTGGGCTGAAAGAACCGCGCCCTGCCGATGACCCGGACTATCTGGACCGCGTCCGCGCGGAGCGATGCTGCATCTGCGAGGCGTTCGGCGAGGTGCAGATGACACCGACCGCAGCGCATCACCCGATCTGTGGGCGTCACTCGCAGCGCAAGCGCCCCGACTGCACGGCCATCCCGCTGTGCCACGATCACCACCAAGGCTGGAAGGGCATCCACCCTCGCCGGGCATGGTGGGTCGAGACCTACGGCGAAGACACGGACTACATCGCCATCACACAGGACAAGCTGAGGTATGGGCAATGACGAGCGCTGCTTTCACTGCGGCAAGCCCTGGTCGCCTTGGGGCTTTGGCTTCCCCGGTCATCGAAGTGATCGACCTGCCGGAAAGCGAGGCCAGCTTCACGCCTGCGACGAACACCGGGCCGAGGCAGAGGCCCGATGGCGCGATGCAACGCAGAGAGGCGCTGGCAGCCCGGCTCAAGAGCCTCCAACGGCAGGCCCGCAACAGGGAAGCCTCGATCTGTAGCGCAGAACTGCGCCGGGTCACGACCGAGATACTGCGGCGCACAACCTAAGGTCGTTTGAAACCAATTTCGCGAGGATGAACATGGACGGATCAAACATTGAAGCGGTGACGGCGGCGGAACTGCGGGCCTTCATTGAACGGATCGAACGCCTGCGGGCGGAGATTGCCGACATCAAGGCGCAGGAGAAGGAGGTTTTCGCCGAAGCCAAGGCGCGCGGCTACATGACCCGCCCCATCCGCACCATCATCAAGGAGCGGGCCATGCGGCCCGACGATCTGGCGGAGCAGCAGGCCGTCCTTGAAATCTACAAGGCCGCGCTGGGGATGAGCTGATGCGCCGCCTCGCCGCGAAGGTTGACCGCAACCAGCCCGAGATCGTTTCCGCCCTGCGCCAGCTTGGGTGCAGCGTCCTGCCTTTGCACACGGTAGGGGCTGGGTGCCCTGATCTGGCCGTGGGCTGGCAAGGCCGCACCTTCTTCTTGGAGGTGAAGGACGGCAAGGCCCCGCCGTCGGAGCGTAAGCTGACCGCCGCGCAGGTCGAGTTTCACGCGGGCTGGCGCGGCCATGTCGCTGTCGTCACCAGCATACGCGAGGCACTGGAAGCCATCGGCATCCCATTCCGGGGGAGCATCGGATGAAGGGAAACCCTGTCCGCATTCGCGGGGTGGACTACCCCAGCCAAGCTGCCGCCGCCCGCGCGTTGGGCGTCAGCGCTTCGACGATTGGCATGGCCCTCGCCGTCGGTCGGCCCGACGCAGCGGGTCTTGGATCTGGGTTCGGTGGCGGGCGTCCCGGGAAGCCGTGCTGGTATCGCGGCGAGCGCTATCCGTCCCGCGCCGCCGCAGCGCGGGCCTGCGGTGTGTCTGTGGCCGCCGTGTCGCGGGCCGTCAAGGCCGCCGCCCAGAGGGTCTGGAAGGTGGCGGCATGAACGCGCGCCCGACCATACCCACCGCGCCGTGGGACATACCCGACGCCAAGGGCGAGACCTGGGACTACTGCCCCGGCGAGGAGACCATTGCCGCAGCCCGCCGGTCCCCAGCTGGCCTGCTGACAGGGCGCGTATTCCAGGGGCGCCTGAACGCCTCGGACCTCGACTACATGGCGAAGGCGATCCTCCAGATATGCGACGAGCACCACGAGCTTCGTGAGCGGGTGCGGGTGCTGGAAGATGCAGAGCGCAAGCGGCGGGGTGAATCGTGAGCGACTTCTACCGCATGGACCCCGGCGCGTGGGATTTTGGAACCGCAAGCCTCAGCCTGGAGGAGGAGGCTGCTTATCTGCGGATCGTCAATGCCATTCACAAGCACAAAGGCCCGGTCCCCGATCAGGACAGGGTTTTGGCGGGGCTGTTTCGCGTGTCAACTCGCAAGGCGCGGGCGCTGGTGAAGGCCCTGCAGGACGAAGGGAAGATCACCATAGAAGACGGCCTGATCTGGAATGACAGGGCGCGTTCGGACTTG